TATTGCGAAGAATGGCAGCGATATCGCTGACGTGGCGGCGTTTCTCAAAATCTTGGTTTAGGCGAGGCGGCAAAAAGGGATGTTGGTACAGGACTGAATCAAATCCCGGATATGAGCAGCTTTGGCGGAAAGAGAGGCGGTGCATGGTATAAACAACACCCGTCCGGCCTGATAGAGGTGGGCGGTTCAGTTGGTGTAAATGGTTCGGCCCAGACGCAAAAAATTACGGTTAATTATCCTATCCCGTTTCCGAGTATTTGCCTGGGTATCTGGTTTTCATTTCAGACTGAAGACCCCAGTCAGCGGTTTTGCGGAATATACGATCGTTCTTCCAGTTTGTCGTCGTTTGTTGCATCCGTGATGACGCCTACGTTGAATACTATTTATTTCCGGGCCATAGGATATTAGATGGCATTTAAACGTTGGTTTGGGCGAGGCGGCAAAACTGCCAGCGCCGACGGCTGCACTTACTGGTGCTGGATGGTTAAATATTCCACTCAGTAATGGCGCCGCCATCATGATTCAGTGGGGTAGGTTTACCTCATTGACTTCAGGGATGGAAGTCACTGTCGATCTTCCCGTAGCGTTTCCAAATAATATTTTCTCTGCTGTCGCTACTCATGATAATTCCGGGCACTTTGCCCGGCCAACCATTTATTCAATCACGGTATTAAGCCGTACCCAGGTCAAAGCATCAGCCACCATGTTGGACGCGGCAACAGTAGGTGGGAATGTGACACGGGGCGCTAACGGATCAGCATGTTATGGGCGCTATATTTTAATTGGCAATTAAAGGTTGGTTAGGGTTCTGTTGTTTGATACATGACACAACAGTAAGTCATTACACTCAGTGAAAAATAAATTTAGAGTAGGGCTTTATATTTTATCGGAGATTTTTAATGAGCTACTGGTTTAGTCCTAAAACTAATGCTTTTTATCCTAAAGCCCTTAAAGAAGCCTACCAGACTGCAGGGACACTGCCGGAAGATTTAAAAGATATAAGTAACGATACTTTTATGGAATTCACTGGGATTCCGCCAGTTGGAAAAGTACGGTCTATTGACAATGAAGGATACCCGTGTTGGGCTGACATGCCCGCTCATGAAGTAACTGAAGATGAATTAAAAGCGCAAGCCAGAACGTTACGTGATGATTTTATATTATCAACAGACAGAATGTTAATTGAGGACTACACCATTAATGACACTCCTTTGTCAGGTGAGCAGCGAGAGGAATTATTAAATGTTCGCTCCAGCTTTAAAGTATGGCCTAACACTGAGGGATGGCCGTTAATCAAACTGCCAGATATTCCCCAGTGGATTTTAATTGAAGCTGTAAATAATGGCTATACTGTTCCCGCCTGGCCCAATTAACACTAATAAAAAAGCCCGAAAGGGCTTTTTATTTAGTACTCTAAATTGACTATTAATTTTCCCCTAATCTTAGCAACCTATTGCGATCCAGCAAAAAGTGTTTGCACCTGAGCTACTGGTTGAATAGGGTTGGGCCGATTGAAAAGACCAATTAAAATCCTGCATAGAGGTCGGGTAAATGCTGGCTATATATGTATTCGGAACATCATTACTTGTGGCTGTAACACACATTAATGCATTAGGAAACGAAATAGGGAAATTCCCCATTCCCCTATATTTATGCACGCTTCCTCCAGGCACCGTAGCAGAGCCATGCTCAATCGAATAATCCACAGCAATCCTGCCCCACTGCAGGATAAGTCCACCGGGGAAAAACATATAACCGTTACCGGATAAATTACTCCCAAAGCTGTTCATGTCCGGGATGTGATTTTCTCCTGTTCCGACATCCCGTTTTGCTGCTTCGCCCAAACCAACCCAAAACCGAAAGAAAACCCTGGCCCTTAAAAGCGCCAGGCTGGCACACTCCACGCCATTTATGCGAGGTTTACCGTGCTGATTGGCTATATCAGGGTGTCAACAAATGACCAGAACACTGATTTGCAGCGTAACGCGCTGCAGAGCGCAAATTGTGAACTGATTTTTGAAGACAGAATAAGCGGGAAAAAGTCAGACAGGCCGGGACTGAAAAAAGCACTGCGCTGTCTGCAGGAAGGCGACACACTGGTGGTGTGGAAGCTGGATCGTCTTGGCCGCAGCATGCGCCATCTGGTTATGCTGACTGAGGAACTGCGCGAAAAAGGAATAAACTTCCGCAGCCTGACCGACAGCATTGATACCAGTACGCCAATGGGCCGCTTCTTTTTTCATGTTATGGGGGCGCTGGCGGAAATGGAGCGCGAGCTGATTGTTGAGCGTACCCGTGCAGGACTGGCGGCGGCACGGGAAAAAGGCCGCATCGGGGGCAGGCGACGGATAATGACGCCTGAAGTGGTCAGCCGGGCTGAAAGGATGCTGGCGAACGGTGCCACACTGCATCAGATTGCCCTGGTGCTGGAGGTATCCGTAAAGACGCTTTATCGCTATATCCCCGCCGAAAAACAGCAGCACCTGCGTGATTCTGTCCTGCCAGAGACCAGCAAACCCTGAAGACATGCACCCGCCCGCCTGAGCTGACACTCTGAGCGCACCCATAACACGGAGTGCATCAGATGTCTGATTATCATCACGGTGTCCGCGTCGTCGAAATCAACGACGGCACGCGCACCATTTCCACCGTATCCACGGCCATTGTCGGCATGGTCTGTACCGCAGACGATGCCGATGCGGCCGCCTTCCCGCTCAATGAGCCGGTGCTGCTGACCAACGTGCTGTCGGCCATTGGCAAAGCCGGTAAAAAAGGCACGCTGGCCGCCGCGCTGCAGGCGATCGCTGACCAGGCCAAACCCGTCACCGTCGTGGTGCGCGTGGCGGAAGGTGCCACCCCGGCGGAAACCACCTCGAACATTATCGGCACCACCGACGAGAATGGCCGTTACACCGGCATGAAGGCGCTGCTGAGCGCGCAGACGCAGCTCGGCGTCAAACCGCGCATTCTCGGCGTGCCGGGTCTCGACGCGCTGGAAGTCTCGACCGCGCTTGCCAGCATTGCTCAGCAGCTGCGCGCCTTCGCCTATGTGTCGGCATGGGGCTGCAAAACCCTTTCCGAGGCGATGGCATACCGCGAGAACTTCAGCCAGCGCGAATTAATGGTTATCTGGCCGGACTTTATCAGCTGGAACACCACCGCCAATCAGTCCGAAACCGCGTACGCCACCGCCCGAGCGCTGGGCCTGCGGGCAAAAATCGACACCGACACCGGCTGGCACAAAACCCTGTCCAACGTTGGCGTTAACGGTGTGACCGGCATTTCCGCCTCGGTCTTCTGGGATTTGCAGCAGACCGGCACCGACGCCGACCTGCTCAACGAGGCATGCGTTACCACCCTGATCCGTAAAGATGGCTTCCGCTTCTGGGGCAACCGCACCTGTAGCGACGATCCGCTGTTTGCGTTTGAAAACTACACCCGCACGGCGCAGGTGATTGCCGACACGATGGCCGAGGCGCATATGTGGGCCAACGACAAGCCGCTGACGCCGGTACTGGTGCGCGACATTATCGCGGGCATCAATGCCAAATTCCGCGAGCTGGTCAGCGCCGGTTACCTGCTGGGCGCGTCGTGCTGGTATGACGACACGGCCAACGATAAAGACACGCTGAAGGCGGGCAAGCTCTTTATTGATTACGACTACACGCCGGTGCCGCCGCTGGAAGATTTGACCCTGCGCCAGCGCATCACCGACAGCTACCTGGCGAACTTCGCCGCATCCGTTAACAGCTGAGGAGCCGGATAAATGGCATTACCCCGCAAATTAAAAGGGCTGAACCTTTTCAACGATTCAAACAGCTATCAGGGCGTGGTGACCGCCGTGACCCTGCCGAAGCTGTCACGCAAGCTGGACGCCTACCGGGGCGGCGGCATGAACGGTGCCGCGTTCGTGGATAACGGGCTGGACGATGATGCGCTTGATATGGAGTGGACGATCGGCGGCGTGGATGATCTGGTGTTGAAACAGTGGGGCAGCAGCGCGGCTGTACCGCTGCGCTTTACCGGCTCCTACCAGCGCGACGACACCGGCGAGGAAATCGCGGTGGAGATCGAGGTACGCGGCCGCCATCAGGCGTTTGATTTTGGCGAGGCCAAACAGGGCGAGGATACCGAAACCAAAATCACCACCAAAAACACCTATTTCCGCCTGACGTGGGACGGCAAAGAGCTGATGGAGATCGACACCATCAACATGATTGAAAAGGTGGACGGCACCGACCTGCTGGAGCAGCGCCGCAAAAACCTCGGCCTGATGTAACCCTGACGCCAGCGCCCGGCGCTGGCCCTGAATAAACCTGACTATTGCGAGTAACGAAAATGGAACAGAACGAAAACGTGATCATCCTGGAAACCCCGCTGAAACGTGGCGAGACCGAAATCAGCCAGGTGGAACTGTTTAAGCCCAACGCGGGCGCGCTGCGCGGCGTGCGGCTGGCTGACCTGTGCGCCTCGGACGTGGACGCCCTGCTGTCCGTGCTGCCGCGCATTACCCTGCCTGCACTGACGAAATCAGAGTGCCTAAACCTCGATCCGGTTGACCTGATTACGCTGGGCGGGAAAGTGATCGGTTTTTTGTTGCCGAAGTCGGCCGACAAGACTGGCCCCGAAGCCTGACCGTGAATGACCTGATGGCCGACGTTGCGGTCATCTTTCACTGGCCCCCGTCTGAAATGTACGACATGCCGCTGGCCGAGTTACTGGACTGGCGGCACAAAGCCCTGATGCGCAGCGGAGTATCCCCGGATGAGTAACAACCTCAAACTGCAGGTGCTGCTGAAAGCGGTAGACCAGGCGACGCGTCCCTTTAAAGCGGTGCAGGCCGCCAGCAAAACGCTGGCGGGCGATATCCGTGGCTCACAGGATGAGCTGAAGGCGCTGAACGCGCAGGCGCACCGCATTGAAAGCTTTCGTAATGTCAGCGCGCAACTGGCCGTGACCGGCGAGGCGCTGAAAAAAGCCAAAGCGGAAGCCGCCGCGCTGGGTGTGCAGATGCGCAGCTCCGCCAGCCCGACGGCGGCGCAGGTCAAAGCCTTTGAAAATGCCAGGCGCAGCGCGGCGGCAATGCAGGAAAAATATAACTCCCTGCGCCAGTCCGTCCAGCGCCAGCGCGCCGAGCTGCAACAGTCCGGTATCGATACGCGGAATTTATCCGCTGCCGGGCGCACGCTGCGCAACAGCATTGCGGAAACGACCGCAACCATTAATCGCCAGCGCGAAGCGTTAGCCCGTGTGAGCCAGCAACAGGAGCGGCTGAACGCGATAAGCCAGCGGTACGAGCGGGGTAAAAACGCGGCGGCGGGCGTGCGTAATGTCAGCGCCGCTTCGCTCGGAGCGGGCACCGCTGCACTGTATGCCGGTAGCCGGTTAATGGCACCCGAAATTCAGTCACAGCAAAGCGGTGCGATGATTGCGGCCCGTCAGGGGGAGGATGCCGAGAAAGGCAGGCAGTACACCGCAGCCATTCAGCGCATTAATGCATCTGGGGTGAGCGGGGATATTGCAGAAATCACCGAGGCAGTGTCAGCGGTACGCAGCACACTCGGCACGCTGGGCGACGTGGGCGAGGCTGAGTTAGACCGCATCACCCGCAAGGCGCTGGATATGCAGACCACCTTTGGCACCGATACGGCCGAAAGCATCCAGATTGCCGCGATCATGATGAAAAACAACCTCGCGGGCAGCAGCGACGAGGCAATGGATTTGATCGTCTCAGGTATGCAACGCGTATCCACCGAAATGCGCGGCGAACTGCCTGAAATTCTTCACGAGTATTCGACCCACTTCCGCAACATGGGATTCACCGGCGCGGAGGCGATGTCACTGCTGGTTGATATGTCGAAACAGGGCAAATTTGCCCTTGATAAAACTGGCGATGCCATCAAGGAATTCAGCATTCGCGGCTCGGATATGTCGAAAAACAGCGTCGCCGCGTATAAGCAGATTGGCCTTAACGCCGAAAAAATGTCCCGCGATATTGCCACCGGCGGCGATAAAGCACGGGCGGCAATGCAGAAAACGGCGAAGGGGTTGCTTGCCATCAAAGACCCGGCGGAACGGGCAAATGCGGCGATAACCCTGTTTGGCACGCCGGTTGAGGATTTATCGGTTGACCAGATACCGGCCTTTCTCGGCGCGCTGGCGGGGGTTAAAAACCAGCTCGGCGACGTCAGCGGCGCAGCCGGTAACATGGGTAAAACCCTGCGCGATAATTTATCGGGTGACGTAGCGAAACTTCAGGGCGCGTTTTCGGGGCTGCGGTTTAACGTCTTTACCCGAATGGATGGCCACCTGCGCACCCTGACGCAGAGCGCAACGGGCTGGCTCACACAATTAAACGCCTGGATAAAGGCCAATCCTGCGCTGACCTCCAATCTGGTACTGGCAGCCGGGGCGGTCGCGGGGCTGGCGGCGGTACTGGGTGGCGTGGGGCTGGTTGTCTGGCCGGTGATGGCGGGTATTAATGCCCTGATAGCGGGTGCCGGGCTGCTCAGTGCGGGCTTCACGATTGCAGGCGGTGCGATTACCGCTGCGCTGGGTGCCATCACGCTGCCTGTCGTGGCTGTGGTGGCCGCCATCGTGGCCGGTGCCCTGATAATCCGTAAATACTGGGAGCCGATAAGCGCATTTATTTCCGGTGTGGCTGAAGGCTTTACGGCGGCAATGGGCCCAATAAGCGAGGCGTTCGCGCCGCTGAAGCCGGTGTTTGACTGGTTTACCGGTAAGGTGAAATCCCTGTGGGGCTGGTTTGGCAGGTTGCTGGAGCCGGTGAAATCCACACAGGCGGAGCTGGCGTCTGCCGGGGATATGGGTAAAAAGTTTGGCACCATGCTGGCCGATGCCCTGAAATTTCCGTCCGATATGCTGAATCAGCTGAAAGGCGGTATTGACTGGGTGCTGGAAAAACTGGGCGTTATCGACAAGAAATCCTCCGGGCTGAAAGACAAGGTGCCGGAGCATGATGCGGTGGCTACGGGCGGCGCGGGTATCAGTACCGGCGATTTGCAGTACAACCTCGCAACCGGAGGTGCGCCGTATAAGCCAGTAACGGCACCCGCTGCAAGGGGGGCAACGCAGCAGAATACCTACAACAGCAATTATGTGCTGAACATGCACGAAGGCATGACTAAAGACGATGCGCTGGCCCTGATGGCGCAGAACAGCGCCCGTGAGCAGAACAGAGCGAAAGCGCAACAGCGCAGCAGAATGGGATGGGAGGATTAAACCATGATGATGATTTACGGCATGCTGCCGTTCATGCGCCAGACGCTGCCCTATGACGAACTGCAACACAGCACTGATTATCGCTGGCCGACAAACAGCCGCGTCGGGCGGCGTGCCTCGGCACAGTTTATCGGGCCGGGCGATGAAAAAATCACGCTGAGCGGCGAGCTGCGCCCGGAAATCACCGGCGGTGCGGTGTCGCTGCTGACGCTGAAAGCGATGGCCGACGAGGGCCGGGCGTGGCCGCTGATAGGCGGTAACGGTAAAATTTACGGCATGTACGTGACGGAAAGCGTTGCCGCCACGCACAGCGAGTTTTACAGCGACGGCAGCGCCCGAAAAATTACCTTTACCCTGAGCCTGTTGCGCGTTGATGAGTCCTTAACGGCGATGTTCGGCGATCTGAAAAAACAGGCTGACGGGCTGATAAGCGGCGCGGGAAACCTGCCGGGGCAGCTTTCATCGGTCGCGGCCAGCATTAAGTCAGCGGCGGGCAGCGTGATTTCTTCAGCCGGAGGGCTGTTATCGTGACGGTTATCAGCAGCCTGCCGGTACAGGCAGGCGCACGCCTTTCCCCTGATTTCAGGCTGACGGTAAACGCAAAGGACGTGACCGCGAACCTGCGCGACCGGTTGCTGTCGCTGACGCTTACCGATAACCGGGGCTTTGAGGCTGACCAGCTGGATATTGAGCTGGACGACGCCGACGGCCAGCTGGCGCTGCCGGTACGCGGTGCGGTGGTGAAATTGTTTCTCGGCTGGCAGGGGCAGCCGCTGACGGACAAGGGTGAGTTTACCGTTGATGAAGTGGAGCATCACGGCGCACCGGACACGCTGACCATTCGCGCCCGCAGCGCCGACTTTCGCGGCACGCTGAACTCACGCCGTGAAACATCCTGGCATGACACCACCCTGGGCGCTGTGCTGAAAGAGATAGCCGGACGCAACAAGCTGGCCCCTGCTGTGGCGGCTGAATTCACAGGCGTTGCGGTGCGCCATATCGACCAGACGCAGGAGACAGACGCCAAATTTCTGACGCGGCTGGCCTCGCTGCATGGCGCGGTGGCGGCCATCAAGGCAGGACGTCTGCTGTTTATCCGGCCCGGTGCCGGGGTTACCGTCAGCGGCAAACCGATCCCGCAGCTGACCCTGACCCGCCAGGACGGCGACCGGCACAGCTTCAGCATTGCCGATCGCGGTGCCTATACCGGCGTGGTCGCCAGCTGGCTGCACACCAAAGACCCGAAGCCGAAAAAGGTAAAGCTGAAGCGCAAACCCAAAGAAGAGAAGCCGCACACGCCGGAGCATCCGGCTGCGGAGAAAACGAAAGCCGCGACCGCCAAGGAGCCGGAGGCGCGCAAGGGGGAGTATCTGGCGGGCAGTGAGGATAATGTTTTTACGCTGACCACGGTCTACGCCACTCAAAAGGCCGCGATGAGTGCAGCGAAAGCCAAGTGGGAGAAGCTGCAACGCGGCGTTGCCGAGTTTTCGCTGACGCTGGCAACGGGCCGGGCGGATGTGTTCCCGGAGACGCCGGTCAGGGTGAGCGGCTTTAAATCGGTGATCGATGCACAGCCGTGGCTTATCAGCAAGGTCACGCACAGTCTGAACGGGAGCGGCTACACCACCACGCTGGATTTTGAGGTGCTGCTGTCTGATGTGGAATACGACGTAGATTCAGAAAAAGATTATTCACAATAAGTGAATTTTGTTGCTCTTTTTGGAATCATGCTGTATTAAAGCAGGACATTACAGGGAGATCACTTTAATGATGCATTGTCCGCTTTGCCAGACCTCTGCTCACGCTAAAAGCAGCCGCTACATATCGCGCGAGACGAAAGAACGTTATCACCAGTGCCAGAACATTAATTGCAGCTGTACGTTTAAGACGCATGAATCCGTAGCAGGCGTGATTGTTGCTCCAGGTGTGGTTAATAAAGTTACTGTGTTTACGCATAATGAAAGCCAACCGTCATTGCTTCACTGAAAAATTATGACCTACAGAAAAGCCCGCGAAAGCGGGTTTTTTTATGCTTGCAGGGGGCAACTGCTGAAAATCCATCGCCATTTCATCGCCACTTGAAATCGGAAAACAAAAAAGCCACTCCGAAGAGTGGCTATAAGTAGCTGATTTAGCAGCTAAAATCTGGTGGCCCCTGCTGGACTTGAACCAGCGACCAAGCGATTATGAGAAATTTGATAAGCAACAGAAAAACAATAACTTGCGTTTATTTTCAATGACATATGTTGCCAACATATGCCATTCAGTTGCCAACATTAGCCATTTCTATCGCCATTTCATCGCCACTTTGGGCTAAAGGATTTAGCTTCGCTGCCTCTTCTAGATGATCGGGCGCAAAGTGAGCATATCGCATAGTCATTTTTATGTCTGTATGGCCTAATACCCGCTGCAAAACTAAAAGGTTTCCCCCGTTCATCATAAAGTGACTTGCAAACGTATGTCGCAGCACGTGGGTAAGTTGACCGGCTGGTAATTCAATTCCTGTTCTTTCGAGTGCAGATCGAAAAGCCCCATAACAATCAGCGAAAAGTCTGCCAGTTTTATTTTCAGGAATGATCCTATAAATTGATTCTGTGATGGGGACTGTTCGGTTTTTGCGGCCTTTAGTTTTTATATAGGTAATTTTGTATTTAGAAATCTGACTTTTTTTCAGCCCCTCGGCTTCTGACCATCTTGCACCTGTAGCAAGGCAAATCTTAACTACCGTTTCCAAATCTGCCTGATCGCTATTCCGACATTCAGCTAGCAGGTGAGCTATCTGAGAATGAGTTAGCCAGGCCATTTCACTTTCTTCAGTTCGGAACGGGCGGATGTGCCTTAATGGATTCTCGCCTTTCCACTCACCAAGCCGACCAAGTTCGTTAAATACAGCGCGAAAGTAGGCCAGCTCTAGGTTTAACGTGCGGGGGGAGACTTCTTTCACGCGACTTGAACGAGCAAAATCTCCTTTCAATCGACGCTCTCTATATCGGGAAAACATCTGCGCATCAAAATCAACAGCAAGTGGTTCCCCCATACATTCGAAAGCATGAAGCATTGCGAGCTGGCGCTTTTCCCCATCTTTGAGAGTGATGCCATGAGCGCTATACCAAGACGTAATCAAATCTTTTAATGTACGCCGGTCTGTTTGCTCCTCGTTCCACGGTAACTGAACTGCATGCTGCTCATAAGCTAAAGCCTCGCCTTTTGTCGCAAACTTTTTGCGGATGCGTTTTCCTTTCGCACCGTTAGGGTATAGCTCACTAAGCCAGCCCCCCTCTGGAAGTTTGCGAATTGCCATTAAGCCACCTCACTGTAAACACCAATAACGCGACCCAGCATCTTGATCTCATCCATGCTGCACTCAAAGGCAATTTTACCGCCTGCAACATGAAGCTTTTTGCCTGGAAGAACGGTTAGTTCTCTGAGGCTAACCGAGCTTTCTACATCAACAAGCCACAAGCCGTCCGCTAGCGATGCCTCTTTCTCTACGATATAGCTTTTACTTTCGCTCATGACGCATAAAGCGTTTTTTAACAGCCTCCCAAACAACCCATAATCGATATGCAAAATACCAACTTCAGTAAGTCTGCCTTCACTTAAAGTGAACTTGTTGAGTTGAGCTAAGGTGTTGGATTCTTCAGATGAATGACCCCTCTTACCTTCGCCAGTCATAAGCCACTTGATATCAGCGCCGGTTTCAAGGGCGCAGAGTACTGCAAGGTCATAAGACAGATTGCCGCGCGTATAGCGGTTTTGTAAGGAACTGGCGGCGATTTTAAAGTGGTTAGCTAGTTGAATTTTCTGAGTAAAACCATAAACCTCGCAAATCCGATTTAGTAACGCCGAGTTATCAAAATTAGCATCCAACATTAAAGTTAATATTCCTTAGTTGCGTGATATTAAAAATAATATTAATATCGCTGTTAACGGTGGCAAATGATGGCAAGACTTTGGCAAACAATGTCACAAACCCCAAAAGAGGAATGATGCTATATGGCTTCTGAAATCGCAATCTTCACGGTTCCCGCGCCGATTGTTACTACTAAAGAGTTCGCCAAGTTAGAGGGTGTCTCTGTTCGCACAGTTTACCGCTGGACGACTGGAGACAACCCCAAATTACCAATCGAAACCCGCACCATCCCTAAAGGCTGCTCTAAAGCTGGCAGCCCGATTCGAATTTATTACGCTCGCTGGAAAGAAGAGCAGTTGCGCAAAGCGTTGGGGCATTCTCGTTTTCAGCTCATTATCGGTGGTTAATTCACATTAAGTGAATAAGGAGATTCGCACATGTTTGATTTTCAGATTACCACCCAACAACACTTTGAAAGCGCCTGTCGCAAGTTTGCGCTCACGCACAACATGAATGTGCTGGCACAACGGGCTGGTATGAAAGTGCAGACACTTCGCAACAAGCTCAACCCGGAGCAGGTTCATCAGCTTACTGTCGCTGAGATGCTAACCCTGACCGATCTAACCGAAGACCCAACGCTGATTGACGGCGCGCTGGCACAATTACAATGCCTGCCCTGCGTACCTGTTAACGAGATGGCTAAAGAAAAGCTGCCGCATTACGTGATGAAAGCAACAGCCGAAATTGGGCAGCTTGCAGCAGGCGCTTTGCCTGGCGTTCAACTGACCCATAACTGCAAGCGCGGTCTGTTGCAGAACGTCAATAACGGCATTCGCTGTCTCACATTGGCTGCGCTGGCTGTCCAGGCGCGTATTCAGTCAAATCCTGCAATGGCCTCCACTGTTGATGCGATTAGCGGAATTGGCGCAACAATTGGTATGAGCTGAGGGAATGATGCCTTTTTCGGTCGCGCCGCTCCTTAAGCGGCAGAGCCAGTCACCATCTTACGGTCATGGCTGGATTATGGGGAACGACGGCACACGCTGGCATCCCAGCAACAATCAGCAGCAGCTGTTGCGCGCATTATCAACGAAGCGCCCAGGCATGATTGGTCGCCTCAAAAGTTTCATAGGTGGTTGGTATGAATAATCTTGCACTCGCTGTAACAGAAAAAACCGCACCGGCACGTTTTACCGAAATTCGTCTGGTACATGCCCGCGCGGATAAAGTCGAAACAATGACGTTTGATGAGTTTCGGAAAACGTGGCGACAGCTGCTTAAGGCAAACAGCAATCCGGCGCTGAATTATTTCAACCGGCAGAACGAAGACTTTAAGTTTTGCGTGCTGACGCTGGCGAACCGCGAAGCGCCGGGCACTTTCAAAGCTGATGAAATCGGCAAGCCGTTTGAGTATTTCGACGAGCGCCGCCGTGAAAAAATCATTATCGCAATGAATAAGGTTGCGCGCTGGGGACGGATATTACCGCGTCAGTTTTCAACAGCAGACTGTTTTATTCCTGAATAAATAACCCTGAATTAATTAAAGGCGTAAACCCGCCGGGCATTCTTTTGCCCGAAATATGGAGAAAGAGAAATGCGAAATATTGAAACCCGCAATTTTGAAGCTGACACCGACGCAATGGTGGCGCTGCTCAATAAGGCCCGTAACGAGGAACGTAAAGAGCGCGCGCTGCGCGTTTCTGAGCGGCTGGTTGCTCTGGCTTTACATATCCATCAGAAGGGGCTGAACGGCATTGAGGCAGCAGAGCTTATCCGCCAGGAAGCTACACGTTATGAAAGCGAATCGCAGGAGCTGCACTAATGGGCGACTCAATGGATCGCGTACAAGAGCGCGTGCAGGAGGAGCTGGAACAGCAAGTGATTCTGGTAACCGGTCGGCCGACGCAAGTCAGCAATTTTTTCTGCGAAGACTGTGACGCAGCAATACCGGAAAAACGCCGCCGTGCCATTCACGGCGTTACCCGCTGCGTGACGTGTCAGGAAATCGCAGAGCTGAAAAGCCGTCATTACCAGGGCGGCCTCTGATGCAGAAAGAATACGCTTACCCGTGGAATGCTCCACGGGAGGCCATCGCCAGCCCTTATCCTACCTATGAAGAAATCCGCCGCCGCGATCAGATGATTGCGGCGCTGTTGCGTGCGCAGGAGTTATTGGAAAAGCAGCCCGTACTGGTACAGCTGGACGTTAAACGCCGCACAAGCGAGCTGGAGAAAAACCAGGGCACAGCCCGTGCCAATGTGTATTTAACGAAAACTTTCGTTGAGCGCACATTGCCACGCGTTGAAAAAGTTAACGCGCAGTACCGCCTCGGCGAAATGTCCACCGGAACATTTACCCTGCTGGCCGGTAATGCCGGAGAACAACAGGGGGCTGCCGGTGCTGCCGGTACGCTGTGGGAGTTGATGCGTCGATTTAACCGACTGCCCGATATGTCCCGCGCTGATGTGGATTTGCTGGCCGGTGATGCCGCCAGCTTTATTCTGGCGGAAATGGCGCAGGCGCATTCACAGTCTGCCGACGAGTCAGATTACAAATACACTCACCGCATCTATATGACCGCTGCCGCGATCGCCCGTGAAATGGGGCAGACCCCGCCGTTATGGGAAAAAGTTACTTCCCGTCTGTTCTGCCCTGAAGATGTAGCACCCGCGATCATGCGCATGCAAAACGAAACATGGTGGAAAGGTCGCCTGCGTCGTGTGGCTGCCTCATGGCGTGAGCATCTGCAAATTGCCCTGGCGAACGTCAGCAAAAAGCATACCCCTTACGCCAGCTCAATGACTGTTATTGAATGGCGCGAACAGAAGCGCCGCACCCGTGAGTATCTCAAAGGTATGGATTTAGAAGACGAGGAAGGCAACCGAATTAGTCTTATTGAAAAATACGACGGTAGCGTTGCTAACCCTAATATTCGTCGTGGTGAGTTAATGAACCGTATTCGCGGCTTTGAAGATATTTGTGCTGAAATGGGCTTTGTTGGTGAATTTTATACGCTGACCGCACCCGCCCGCTATCACGCCACCATTAAGACCGGTCACCGCAATCGTAAGTGGAACGGTGCCAGCCCGTCAGATACCCAGCGTTACCTGTGCAATGTATGGCAGAAAATCCGCTCCAAGCTTCATCGTGAAGATATCCGTATTTTCGGGATTCGTGTTGCCGAGCCGCACCATGACGGCACCCCGCACTGGCATATGCTGATGTTTATGCGCCCGGAAGATGTGGAGCAGGTGCGCCAGGTGATCCGCGACTATGCCTATCAACAGGACAGTAGCGAGCTGACTACAGAAAAAGCCCGCAAGGCTCGTTTCCATGCAGAATCCATTGATCCAGAGAAAGGCAGCGCAACCGGCTACGTGGCGAAGTACATTTCAAAAAATATCGACGGATATGCGCTGGACGGCGAGCTGGACGACGAAAGCGGTAAGGAGCTGAAGGAAACCGCACCCGCCGTTTGTGCCTGGGCAGCCCGATGGAATATCCGCCAGTTTCAGTTTATCGGTGGCGCACCTGTGACTGTTTTCCGTGAATTACGCAAAATGGCAGACAGCGAAACCGCCCACGGTTTGAGTGTTGAATTTGCTGCTGTGCATGACGCAGCTGATGGCGGCAAATGGGCTGAGTACGTTAATGCTCAGGGCGGGCCGTTTGTAAAACGTGACGATTTGGTCGTGCGTAACTGGTATCAGACAAGCGAGGACTGCAATCAGTACGGTGAAGAAATCACGCGTATCAAAGGTGTATACGCGACAGCTATTGGTGACGACACCCCCATTTTAACCCGCCTCACGCAGTGGAAGATTGTGCCGAAGCGTGCCGCCGTTGACCTGGCTTTTGAATTGAGGGACGCGCCCGCGTCCCCTTGGAGTTCTGTCAATAACTGTACGGGAGGTTTGAGATCCAAGGATTCGAATTCCCCGGAAAGTTATCCAGAAATAGACCTGGACGGCATGAGCAGGCGAGAAAGGCGGCAGCTGCTAAGCCGGATTAGAGCGCAGAAGCCAGAAAAAAGGCACCTGAGGCTGAGGCGATCGGAGAAAATTGAGGCTGCATGCGACAACGTGATAAGCCAGGTGAAAGATTTGTGCGGTGAAACCATCAGTCGCGGTCTGGCTGTGCGTTTGCTTGGCGGTACCGAAACGAAAATCGCCGGTCGTATGTTCCGTAGCTCCAAATATGGTGAGTTATTGCGCGCAAAAGCATCATCAAGAAAGGAGAGCCTGTTAGCCAGAGTAAACCGATTGGCCGATATGGCGCGAGCAAAAAACGCACAATAATGAACTAAGGTTAATAAAAGGCGGACGGATGGTAGCTGACTAAAGGGAGGTTGGCAGGTTAGTTATTAGTAGGTCAAACGACGTAAATAGTCTTTCTTATCATCAAGATAAAAAAGCTATTCGCCATTAATATTTTTCTTTTTCTGAGTGATAGTGCTATGCTACTGTATATCTGTACAGTAATCGAAAGGGGAGGGCGCATGGATAATGATTTACAAAAGCGGGTAATACTTGAACGTGTAGAGCTGATTGCAAGGCTGACCAGTGAAGGGATTTGCAAAGAACGCGACAGAGAGATCGCGCTCAGCCTGATAGCTGATATTGCCGGTAATACTGCAATGGCTAATCAACAGTTTTCAGTCTTCTTTTCAGCCGTGCCGCTTGAAAAACAACCCTGAAGGTTACTGTCCAGGCGAATTGAATCGCACCCGATAAAACACAAAAAATAATGTAGTCGGCTTCACTTCATCAGGGAATCATTTAAAAAACTGGCCGTCTTGAAACGTCTTTTAAAAGAAGTTAGTGAGCGGTTTCTCTTTGCGGCAGGCCATGCATGCATAACACGCATGGATTTGCATGCACCATATACAGCAAAAAAACATATGACGGGGCCACAGCTGGCCCCGTTTTTTTTGGATCATGCACCTGCATTAAAAACGATGCATAAAGCGGGCAGGCGTGGCGGGGATAGCATTGCGCGCGAACGGTGAAAACATTCACGCGCAGGACGCGCCAGCGCCACGCAGACGAGCGCAGCGGCGGCAGATGAATAAGAACAAGCGAAACGAGAAAACCCCGCAAAACGCGTATGGGGGCGTTTACGGGGTTACGTATGCGGGCGGGATTTTGAGCGGTGATCTATCGTGAAATGCGGCGCGTTGAGAGCTGGCAGGTCAGGTCGTTTTTTGCTCAAGCTCGTAGGGGCGGAACGCGATCACCTCTTCGCCTGCCCAGCTGTTAATTTCCTTTATCCTTTCCTGCAACGGCGTCAGCTCATTGCGGACAAACACCTGTGCCGCCTTCACCGAATCGCCAAAGCCGCCTGCACCGTCCGGGATAATCCCCATCATTTGCGGCGGCACGCGGTGCGCGCTCAGCAGGTCGTCACGGCTGGCCTTTTTGATGTTAAAGAAATCATCTTTCGTCGCCACCTCGCTGAGCGGCAGGATCTTAATTCCGTCCGGCTTGCCGTTCGGCGCGTACATAAACAGATTGCGGAAGTTACCCAGGCCTTTCGTGTCGCGCATCGCCTGGCGCATCCGGTCGATATCGCTGCTGCTCTGCGCCGCGTCGGTCATATACAGGATGTAGCCTGCGTGTGCGCCGTTCTGATAATACTTGCGGCGAAACAGCGTGGCCGCTTCATTCAGCCAGGCAGAGTTTAACGCGCTGAGATATTCCGGCAGGCCGTACAGCTCCTGGTTAATATCCGGCTCAATGAGGTGGAAGACGCTGCCAGCGGCGAACGGATGCGGCTCTTTCCAGTCATTCACAAACCAGTAAACGCCTTCCTCCACGCCCCGGCGGGTAAACTTCGCGGGTGTGGTTTCCAGTCGCCACGGCTCACCGAGGCCGTTACGGCGCAGCTCGGCAAAGGCATTGCCGAACACCAGATAGTCCAGCGCAAACTTGCTGAACTCCTGCTGGCTCATCATCGGGTGCGGCACAAAAGTGGACGCCAGTATGTTTCGCTTCACATAAATCGGCGAGCTGTGATGCACCGCCGCTCGCAGGCTTTTCGCCAGCCCGTGAAAGCTGACCGGCGGCTCATACCAGCGCCCGTTACCGATGCACTCGGCATAATCCAGGATATCGCGCTTGTCCATAACCGGCGTCGGCTCGCCAAAGGTGAACGCTTCCGCCTGCTGCTGCGGTGCGGCGGCCGGTACGGGCTGCGTTTTTGCGTTGAAAGCCTTACGGCCCCTGCGTTTGCTCATCAGTAAAATTCCAGAATTGAAGGGTTAGCGCCGCCGCTGGCGGCGGTCAGCGGTTCGTTAAGCAGGGCGTGCATGATTGCCCAGGCGACGTCGGCGTGGCTGGCGTCCTCGCTGCGGCTCGCCTCATAGGTGGAGCGGTTGCCGCTGGCGGTCATGGTTTTGCGGATTGCCATAAAAGACTGCGTAATGTCGGTCTGGCCCGCATCGTATTCCAGGCGTCCGCTGCTGATGGTGTCTTTTGCCTTCAGCACCATCGCGGTTTTCACTTCCGGCGAGTAACGGATTTCACGCGCCGCCGGGTAGAACTGGCGAACCAGCTGGAAAACGCCCTGGCCGATGCCGGTCGCATCCACGCCGATATACTCGACGGTGTATTTTTTCGTTAAGTCCTCAATGGATTTTGCCTGCGCGGCAAAGTCCATGCCCCGCCACTGGTGACGCTCCAGCACGCGAAACTTGCCGCCCGCAACCAGCGGCGGCGCGATAACGGCACAGCCTGCGCTGTCGCCGGTGTGCGACGGGTCGTAGCCAATCCAGACCGGGCGGTAATCAAACGGGCGCGGCAGGTACGGGTTAAAGTCGCTCCATTCCTCCAGGCTGTCGATCATGCAGGTCTGCAGCTCGGCGAACGGGAACACGCTCGCCTCATCGTCCACAAACTCACACATCAGCAGGTTCTGGTATTCCGACGGGCTGTATTCCAGCTGGAGCTGGTCGAGGTCAAACAGGTTACAGCCGCCGGTCAGCGCATCCTCAACCGTCACAATCTGCCGCCACTGGCCGTCACCGCACAGCGCGCCTTTTGCCAGGTGCGTATGCGACAGGTCGATTTCGATGCGATCGGCTTTGCTGCGCCGCCCTTTGTTGAACAGCTCGCCCGACCAGAACGGATAAGCGGAGTGCGACAGGCTCGACGGCGTGGAAAAGTAGGTGGTGCGCCACTTTTTATGCAGCGACATGCCGCTGGCGACCTTTCGCAGCTCCTGGAATTTCGGTATCCAGAAATATTCATCGAGATACAGGTTGCCGGTGTAGCTCTGCGCGGTGCGCACGTTGGTGCCAAGAAAAATCAGGCGGGCACCGTTCGGCAGCACAATCGGGTCGCCCTTCAGGTCAACGTCCACCTGGCGGGCAAAGTCAATGATGTAGTTTTTAAAGACGTGCGCCTGCGCCTTGCTGGCCGACAAAAATATCTGGTTGCGCCCGGTGGTCAGCGCGTCAATCAGCGCCTCGCGGGCAAAGTAGAACGTGGCACCTATCTGGCGCGACTTCAGGATGTTGCGGATACGGTGATCCAGTCCGGCTTTGTGCCAGTTGAGCTGATATTCAAAGCAGTTATCCATAAACAGGCCGGTCAGCTTTTCCGCCTGCTCGTCGCTGAAGACGTTCTTCACGACCGGCTGGCGCTCGCCTTTGTTACGGTTGCGTACGTTCGGATTCAGATCGGCCTCGTTGCCGCTGCTGCGGTAGCGCTCCACGCGGGCGAGGCGTTCAATCTGACGGCCAAGCGCGTCTATCTCTTTGTAGTCACCATTGCCTTTGACCTCTTTCAGGATGAGCTGAATTAACCGCGCCTCCATGCTGGCTTCCACGCGACTGATGGGCGCAACGTCCTCCCACGCGTCGCGCAGCTTCCAGCTCTGCACGGTCGGCGTTTTGATGCTGAGCGTTTCCGCTATCTGGCGCACAGAGTAACCCTGCCAGTAAAGCAGGGCTGCCTGGCGGCGCGGATCGCTGATGGTGGTGGTGGGTGTCATGTTCATGGCGATAAGGCTACCGGTGCCAAAACGCCCGCGCCCGCTGTCCCTGTCCGCTCATCCGTGAGCAAACCGGCTTACGTTGAGGGAAAACCCCGTGGCAGGGAAACTGACCCCGAACCGAACCACACCCCTGACCGGAGCCTGATTAATGGCAACTAAAGCAAAGCGTTTTCGCATCGCCGTCGAAGGCGCAACCACCGACGGGCGCAAAATTTCCCGTGACTGGATTTCGCAGATGGCGGCGAGCTATGACCCGTCCGTCTACGGCGCACGCATCAATATGGAACACATCAAGAGCTACGGGCCTGACGGCACCTTCCGCCGCTTTGGTGACGTCACCGCCGTGGAAGCGGCAGAAATCACCGACGGCCCGCTGAAAGGCAAGCTGGCGCTGTATGGCTGGATTGACCCGACGCCGGAGCTGGTTGCGCTGACAAAGGCACGCCAGAAAATTTACACCTCCATTGAGGTGAATCCGGCGTTTGCCGACACCGGCGAAGCCTATCTGGTTGGTCTGGCCGTGACCGACGACCCGGCAAGCCTCGGCACTGAGATTCTGAGCTTCAGCGCCACCGCTGCGGCGAATCCGCTGGCCTCACGCAAGCTGCATAAAGACAACCTGTTTACGGCTGCGGAAGAAACGCTGATTGAGTTCACCGAAGAATCCGATCCGGCCCCGTCCGTTCTGAGCTACGTCACCGGCCTGTTTTCCCGCAAAAAGAAAACCGACAGCGAGCAGTTTGCCGACATGGGCGCGGCCGTCACGGCCGTTGCGGAAAAGGTGCAGCAGAACGAGGAAGAGCTGACGCAGAAGCTGTCGGCGCTGGAAGCGGGCTTAACCGGACGCCTTGAGGCGCTGGAGCAGCAGAGCGCAGACGACCGCAACGCCTTCAGCGCGCTGAAAACGCAGCTTTCGCAGAATGACGGTGCCAGCTTTACCCGTCGTCCGGCGGCAACCGGCAGCGACCCGAAATCCGGCGCGCAGACCGACTGCTGACAGGCATTGCCTGAACCACAACCCGATAACTGAACAGAACAGGAGCGCAGATGCGCCAGAACACCCGCTTTAAATTTAACGCCTTTATGTCCCGCCTGGCCGAGCTGAACGGCGTTGACACCGGCGACATGAACAAAAAATTCACCGTGGAGCCGTCGGTCACGCAGACCCTGATGAACCGCGTACAGGAGTCCTCGGACTTTCTGACCCGTATCAACATCGTGCCGGTTGCTGAAATGAAGGGCGAGAAAATCGGCATCGGCGTGACCGGCTCGATTGCCAGCACCACCGACACCGCAGGCGGCGACGAGCGCGAAACCGCCGACTTTGCCGCGCTGGACAGCGACATGTATGAGTGCGCGCAGGTGAACTACGACTTTCATATTCGCTATAACACGCTGGATTTGTGGGCCCGCTATGAAGATTTTCAGGCCCGCCTGCGTGATGCCATCGTAAAGCGCCAGTCACTCGACCGCATCATGATCGGCTTTAACGGTACCCACCGCGCCAAAACCTCCAATCGCGCCGTTAACCCCATGTTGCAGGACGTGGCCGTGGGCTGGTTGCAGAAGTATCGCGACAACGCACCCAAGCGCGTGATGAGCAACGTCACCCTTGAGAACGGCACGGTGGAAGACAAGGTGCTGGTCGGCAAAGGGCGCACCTATGTGAACCTTGACGCACTGGTGATGGACGCCACCAACACCCTGATTGAGCCGTGGTATCAGGAAGACCCGGAGCTGGTTGTGATCTGCGGCCGTCAGCTGCTGGCCGACAAGTATTTCCCCATCGTGAACCAGAGCCAGGCCAACACCGAGCAGCTGGCCGCCGACCTGATTGTCAGTCAGAAACGCATCGGCAACCTGCCTGCCGTGCGCGTGCCGTATTTCCCGGCCAATGCCCTGATGATTACGCGCCTCGATAACCTGTCAATTTACTGGCAGGAAGGCACGCACCGCCGCCTGATCGACGAGGTGCCGAAGCGCGACCGCATCGAAAACTACGAGTCCATCAACGAGGACTACGTGGTGGAAGACTACGCGGCAGGCTGCCTGGTGGAAAACATTGAGCTGTCTGACGCGCCGGTTGAGGCGAAAGCGGAAACCCCGGCGGAAACCCCGGAGGCGTAACCCATGTTAAGCCCTGCCCGACGTCACATGATGCGCCAGCAGGCCATTGAGGCCGCACAGCAGCAGAGCAACCCGCTGCGCCACGCAACCGGCTATGAGCAGATGCTGGTAAAGCTCAACGACGACAAGCGTCGCCTGAAAAAAGTGCGCTCCACCGAGCGCAAGGCGGAGCTGAAGCGCCAGATGCTGCCGGACTATCAGCCGTGGGTGGCGGGCGTGCTGAGCCAGGGGAAAGCCGTGCAGGATGCCGTCCTGATGACCGTCATGATCTGGCGGCTTGATACGGGCGACATTCCCGGCGCGCTGGAGATTGCGCGCCACGCCCTGACGCACGGGCTTGTCCCGCCTGACGGCTTTAAGCGTGACAGCACCGCCTACCTGCTGGCCGAGGAAGTGGCCAGCGCGGCGACGCGTGCCTGGACGGTAAAAGCACCGGTGGATATCAACCCGCTGCTGGCAACGCTCAGGCTGACGGAATCCGAAGACATGCCCGACCAGGTGCGCGCCAAGCTGCACAAAATTACCGGGTATGTGCTGCGCGATGCGGGCAGGGCTGACGAGGCGTTACCTCACCTTACACGGGCGCTGCAACTGCATGAAGGCTGCGGCGTTAAAAAAGACATTGAGCGGCTGGCTGCGGCCATGAAAAAGCAGGCTGCGGCCCGCCGCTGACAGAACGCGCCCCGCGCCGGGCGGCAGGACGGCAATGCGCTTGTTAAGCGTCTGCGCCGTCCTCCACCGCCCACCTATTCAGAGGCCATGAAATGACTTCAGTAGTGATAAACGGACAGCGACCGGCACCCGATGCCGAGCCGCCGGTGAAAAACACCTTTTTCTGGCCTGACATTGACCTGCAACAGCTGCGCAACGCGCTGCGCCTGGAAGGCACCGTCACCGCCGACCGTCTGCGGCTGGCAGTAAAGACCGCGATTTCCGAAGTGAACGCCGAGCTGTACGACTGGCGGGCGGACAGGATGGCGGCAGGCTTTCCCCTGCTGACGTCGGTGCCTGCCGAAACCTTCGACGGCGAAAGCGAAAAGGTCACGCACTATTTTGCCGCCGTGGCGGCGCTGACGGCTGCCACCATTGCCGAACGCTATCGCGGCTACGACGCCGCCGGAAAAAAGGCCGACGTGGTGGAAGGCACCGCCGACGAATACTGGCGTGACGCCCGTTTCAGTATCAGCCGCATCGCCGAAAGGCCCGGCTGCATTGTGAGCCTGCTGTAATGAGAATTTACGCGCAGCAGGGCGATACCGTTGATGAAATCTGCTTTCGCTATTACGGGCGCACGCAGCAGGTGGTTGAACAGGTTTATGCCGCCAATCCCGGCCTCGCGGAAAGCGGGCCGGTGCTGCCGCACGGCTGCGAGGTGACGCTGCCGCCGCTGCCGGAAGCCTCAACGGGCGAAACCGTTAACCTGTGGGACTAACAAACATGGAGAAAATCAGCTCGCTGATTAACTACCTGATCGGCCTCATCCTGATGTGGTTTGGCCGCCACACGCCGCAGGAGATTGCCTTTATGGTTGGCTCCGGCGTGGCCGTGATCACCGTGGTGATTAACGTGGCGACCTTTTTTATTAACTGGCATTACCGCCGCAAAACCTATGAATTGCAGCGCCAGAGCGTGCAGGGGGTGAACCTTGAGCCAGACCGCTAAACGCTGCACCGTGGCGGCCGTGCTTGCCATTGCCGCCCTGTTGCCGCAGTTCAAGACCCTGAAAACGTCGGAAGCGGGGCTACAGCTGATTGCGGATGCGGAAGGCTGTCGCACCTCGCCGTACCAGTGCAGCGCCGGTGTCTGGACAAACGGCATCGGCCATACCGCAGGCGTGACGCCGCAGAGCCATATCAGCGAGCGCCAGGCGGCGGTGAATCTGGTGTATGACGTGATGCGCGTGGAGCGCGTGATTGATGCCTGTATGCGCAACGACATGCCGCAGCCGGTCTATGACGCGGTGGTGTCGTGGGCGTTTAACGTCGGCACCTACGCCGCCTGCCGCTCCACGCTCGGCGCTCACATCAACCGGGGCGAGTGGCGCAGCGCCTGCCTGCAGCTGCCGCGCTGGGTATTTGTGAAAGGCGTATTCAGCCAGGGGCTGCAGAACCGCCGCGACCGGGAACTGGCCTGGTGCCTGAAGGGGGCTGCATGATGCGCCTGATTGCCGTGGGGCTGGCCGTGGCGCTGGCGGCGCTGGCCTTCGCCTGCTGGCGTCTGTCCTTAACGGAAAATGAGCTGACGCAGGCGCAGCGCGTTATCGGCACGTTGTCGGCCGGAATTGAAAGCCGGGACAGGGCAATAAACCGCCTGAACGATGAGGCCCGCGAGGGGGCAAAGCGCGAGGCTGCGCTGCGACTGCTGCAGGGCCGCGCCTCGACCGCTGCCCTTAACCGTGAACTGCAGGTACAGAGGGAAACCGATGCAAACCCGACACTACGCGGCTGGTCTGCTGCTGCTTTGCCTGACGATGTTGTCCGGCTGCACAGCCGTCCCGCCTTCAGCAACGCCCGTGATTATCTGGACTGGCTGCCCGCGCGTGACCAGCTGCCCGGTGCCGGGCAACCGGCTGCAGACGCAGGGCGATCTGGCCGCTGATAACCGCCAGCTGGAGGCTGCGCTCGTTTCCTGCGGGTTGCAGGTGGAAACCATCAAAGAATGCCAGGAGCAACACGATGCTGAAACCGAAACAGCTGCGCGAGGCGCTGACAAACAGCGTCCCGCTGCTGGCGCGAAACCCTGACAGCCTGAATGTGTTTATTGACAGCGGCCGGATTGCCTCGACGCTCGCCAGCTCGCTGTCGTTTGAATACCAGTATCAGCTGAATCTGGTGATTACTGACTATGCCGACGATATCGATCTGGTGATGGTGCCGGTGCTGGCCTGGCTGCGTGAGAATCAACCCGACATTATGGCGACCGAAGAAAAGCGCCGCACCGGCTTCACCTTTAAGGTGGATGTGTTAAGCGACACGCTCTGCGATATCAGCATCGATCTGCAACTCACTGAGCGCGTGCTTGTGAAGCAGGACGGCGATGCGCTGCACGTTGACCATATCGGCGAGCCGCCGTTGCCGGAAAACGTCAACCGGCCGCTTCAGCTTTATGTGCATGGCGAGCTGGTCAGCGAGCTGACCCCATGAACGGGCTGGAAGCGTTCGACGGACGCCTGGCCGCGCTGATTGCAAACCTGTCGCCTGCAACGCGTAAAGAGATGGCCCGCAATATTGCGAAGCGGCTGCGCGCCAGTCAGCAGCAGAACATTAAGCGCCAGCAGGCCCCGGACGGCACGCCGTTTGCGCCTCGCCGGGCGCAGCCGGTCAGGAACAAGAAAGGCCGGGTAAAGCATGAGATGTTCAAAAAGCTGCGCACCGCAAAGTACATGAAGGCAAAGGCCAGCGCTGACGACGCCGTGGTGGAGTTTACCGGCAAGGTGCAGCGCATGGCCCGCGTGCATCATTACGGGCTGCGCGACCGGCCAGCCCGCAGGGTGAAAGAGGTGTTGTATGAAGCGCGCCCGCTGCTCGGCCTGAACGATGCCGATATGCACGCAATTGAGATGGAAATCATTAACCGCCTGGCGGAATAACCTGTCCGGTGATTTATCAGCGGGCGACGATTGATTGTCGCTCCAGCCGTCCGGCGTAACACTAACGCCATGAACGAACAAATCAGCGAAATCCTGCGCCTGCTGCGCAACCTGATCCGCATCGGCACCGTGGCCGCCGTCAATCTGGACGACGGGCTTTGCCGTGTAGATACGGGAAACAACACTACTGACTGGCTGCACTGGCTCACCGCCCGCGCCGGGCGCTCACGCTCATGGAGTGCGCCGTCTGTGGGCGAGCAGGTGCTTGTCCTTTGCCTCGGCGGCGAGCTTGACACCGGCTTTGTGCTGCCCGGCGTGTTTTCTGACAACAACCCTGCCCCGTCGGCATCAGCTGACGCCCTGCACTGGTCATTCCCGGACGGTGCCGTGATTGAGTACGAGCCGGATACCGGCGCGCTGACCGCAACCGGCATCCAGACCGCGCTGATTAAGGCGGCGGTAAGCATCACCCTGGACAGCCCGCTGGTTGAATGCACTCATGCGCTGAAAACCGCCACCTTTGAGCTGACCGGCGGCGGCACCATGAAAGGCGATGTGCAGCACAGCGGTGGCGCGTTCAGCTCTAACGGCAAAATTTTGCATACGCATCAACATAAAGGCGACAGCGGCGGAACAACGGGAGCGCCACTATGACTACTGCGCAATACAGCGGCATGAGCCGCGACACCGGCGAGGCGCTGGCAGACCTTGAACATATCCGCCAGTCAGTGCGCGACATTCTCACCACGCCGATCGGCTCCCGGATTATGCGCCGCAGCTATGGCTCGCTGCTGTCAGCGCTGATTGACCAGCCGCAGAACGCGGCGCTGCGCCTGCAAATTATGTCGGCCTGCTATATGGCGATTTTGCAGTGGGAGCCGCGCGTAAAGCTGACGTCCATCAGCTACGAACCTGCGTTTGACGGCGGCATGGTGGTGGAAATCTCCGGCAGCCGCACCGACACCGCGCAGGATTTTTCACTAACCGTTCCCGTGAGCTGAAACTATGGCAACCATTGACCTGAGCCAGCTGCCTGCGCCCGATGTGGTTGAGGTGCTGGATTACGAAACGCTGCTGGCCGAACGCAAAGCCACGCTGATTTCGCTTTACCCGGCTGAGCAGCAGGCGACCATTGCCCGCACGCTGGCGCTGGAGTCTGAGCCGATTGTGAAGCTGTTACAGGAAAACGCCTACCGCGAGGTCATTCTGCGCCAGCGCGTGAATGAAGCGGCGCAGGCAAATATGGTGGCCTACGCCAGTGACGGTGACCTTGACCAGCTCGGCGCAAACAACGGCGTTACCCGCCTGACACTTACCCCGGCCGACAATACCACCATCCCGCCGACGCCCGCAGTGATGGAAAGTAACGACGATTTCCGGCTGCGCGTGGCGTCTGCCTTTGAGGGGCTGAGCGTGGCCGGGCCGACCGGTGCCTACGAATATCATGCGAAAAGCGCCGACGGCCGCGTGGCGGATGCCTCGGCCATCAGCCCGTCGCCCGCCTGCGTCACCGTCACGGTGCTGTCGCGTGAGGGTAACGGCGAAGCCCCATCCGACCTGCTGGCCGTGGTGGATGCCGCGCTGAACGATGAGAACGTGCGCCCGGTGGCCGATCGCGTCACGGTGCAGTCGGCCGCTATCGTAAATTATGCCGTTGAGGCGGCGCTGTACCTCTATCCGGGGCCGGAAGCTGAACCTGTGCGCGCCGCTGCCGAGAAAAAGCTCGCTGCCTTTGTCAGCGCGCAGGCCCGCCTCGGCCGTGACATTCGCAAGTCAGCGCTGTATGCCGCGCTGCATGTTGAGGGCGTGCAGCGTGTTGAACTGGCGCAGCCGGCGGCCGACGTGGTGCTGGACAAGACGCAGGCCGCCTACTGCACCGGCTACCGCATAACGGTCGGGGGTTCAGATGAGTGATCGCCTGCTGCCGTCCGGCTCATCGGTGCTGGAAGTGGCCGCTGCTGAAGCCTGCGCGAAGATAGAAACCATTCCGGTGCCGCTGCGCAAACTGTGGAACGCGCAGACCTGCCCGGTTGAGCTGCTGCCGTATCTCGCCTGGGCCTGGTCGGTTGACCGCTGGGATGCCAGCTGGCCGGAAGCCACAAAGCGCAGCGTGGTCGCCGCGTCGGAATACGTTCACCGGCATAAAGGCACCATCGGCTCGCTGCGTCGCGTGGTGGAGCCGCTCGGCTATCTGATCCGCATCATTGAGTGGTGGAAAACCGGTGAGGCACCCGGCACGTTTCGCCTGGACGTGGGCGTGCTGGATACCGGCATTACGCAGGAAATGTATACCGAGCTGGAGCGCCTGATAGCGGATGCAAAACCCTGCAGTCGCCACCTTATCGGGCTGTCGATTAACCTGGACTCAACCGGCGCGCTGCCGGTTGCAGCAGCAGCCTACAGTGGGGATGAGCTGACCGTTTACCCTTACACACCTGAAACCATTACCGTGAGCGGGCCGGGTTATACCGGCGCAGCGGTGCATATTACTGACCTGACGGACGTACACGCATGACAACAAAATTCTATGCCCTGCTGACGAATCAGGGCGCGGCCAAGCTCGCCAACGCAGCGGCGCTCGGCACCAAAATCCAGATTACCGAAATGGCCGTGGGTGACGGCGGCGGCACGTTACCAACGCCTGACGCTTCACAGACCAGGCTCGTTAATGAAAAGCGCCGCGCCGCGCTAAATTCGCTGAGCGTGGACGCGGTGAACAGCAGCCAGATTATTGCCGAGCAGGTCATTCCTGAAAATGAGGGCGGCTTCTGGATACGTGAAATCGGCCTGTTTGATGCCGACGGCGATATGGTGGCCGTGGCGAACTGTGCCGAAACCTACAAGCCGCAGCTACAGGAAGGCAGTGGACGCACCCAAACCATCCGCATGATTTTAATCGTGAACAGCACGGCTGCCGTGACGCTGAAAATTGACCCGTCGGTAGTGCTGGCAACGCGTAAATACGTGGATGATAACGTGATTGAGGTACGCCAGTACGCGGACAGCCTGATGGCGAAACATCTCGCTGCCGCCGATCCGCATTCGCAGTATGCGCCAAAGGTCAGCCCGACCTTTACCGGTACACCAAAAGCCCCGACGCCTGCAGCGGGCAACAACACTACGCAGCTGGCAACCACGGCATTTGTTACCGCTGCGCTTTCGGCGCTGGCCGGAGCGGCACCTGCCACGCTCGATACGCTGAAAGAGCTGGCCGACGCGCTGGGCAATGATCCGAATTTCTCGACCACGGTGCTGAACAAGCTGGCCGGGAAAATGGATATTGCGAAGAATGGCAGCGATATCGCTGACGTGGCGGCGTTTCTCAAAAATCTTGGTTTGGGCGAAGCAGCAAAACGGGATGTCGGAACAGGAGAAAATCACATCCCGGACATGAACAGCTTTGGGAGTAATTTATCCGGTAACGGTTATATGTTTTTCCCCGGTGGACTTATCCTGCAGTGGGGCAGGATTGCTGTGGATTATTCGATTGAGCATGGCTCTGCTACGGTGCCTGGAGGAAGCGTGCATAAATATAGGGGAATGGGGAATTTCCCTATTTCGTTTCCTAATGCATTAATGTGTGTTACAGCCACAAGTAATGATGTTCCGAATACATATATAGCCAGCATTTACCCGACCTCTATGCAGGATTTTAATTGGTCTTTTCAATCGGCCCAACCCTATTCAACCAGTAGCTCAGGTGCAAACACTTTTTGCTGGATCGCAATAGGTTGCTAAGATTAGGGGAAAATTAATAGTCAATTTAGAGTACTAAATAAAAAGCCCTTTCGGGCTTTTTTATTAGTGTTAATTGGGCCAGGCGGGAACAGTATAGCCATTATTTACAGCTTCAATTAAAATCCACTGGGGAATATCTGGCAGTTTGATTAACGGCCATCCCTCAGTGTTAGGCCATACTTTAAAGCTGGAGCGAACATTTAATAATTCCTCTCGCTGCTCACCTGACAAAGGAGTGTCATTAATGGTGTAGTCCTCAATTAACATTCTGTCTGTTGATAATATAAAATCATCACGTAACGTTCTGGCTTGCGCTTTTAATTCATCTTCAGTTACTTCATGAGCGGGCATGTCAGCCCAACACGGGTATCCTTCATTGTCAATAGACCGTACTTTTCCAACTGGCGGAATCCCAGTGAATTCCATAAAAGTATCGTTACTTATATCTTTTAAATCTTCCGGCAGTGTCCCTGCAGTCTGGTAGGCTTCTTTAAGGGCTTTAGGATAAAAAGCATTAGTTTTAGGACTAAACCAGTAGCTCATTAAAAATCTCCGATAAAATATAAAGCCCTACTCTAAATTTATTTTTCACTGAGTGTAATGACTTACTGTTGTGTCATGTATCAAACAACAGAACCCTAACCAACCTTTAATTGCCAATTAAAATATAGCGCCCATAACATGCTGATCCGTTAGCGCCCCGTGTCACATTCCCACCTACTGTTGCCGCGTCCAACATGGTGGCTGATGCTTTGACCTGGGTACGGCTTAATACCGTGATTGAATAAATGGTTGGCCGGGCAAAGTGCCCGGAATTATCATGAGTAGCGACAGCAGAGAAAATATTATTTGGAAACGCTACGGGAAGATCGACAGTGACTTCCATCCCTGAAGTCAATGAGGTAAACCTACCCCACTGAATCATGATGGCGGCGCCATTACTGAGTGGAATATTTAACCATCCAGCACCAGTAAGTGCAGCCGTCGGCGCTGGCAGTTTTGCCGCCTCGCCCAAACCAA